ATGGATGATGGTATTCTGGTAAAAGATTTGGATGATTTAGATAATTTACCAGACACGGAGTATTTAATGGTTGGTTCTACAGATATCCGAAAAATATCTATTCCGGATTTTATCTCAGCAGTCAAAAATAAAATAGGATATGAAGAACTTACGGCAGAGGATGCCGATGAGATATGTGTTTGACAAGGAGAGTGATGATAATGGCATTAAAGTTTAAAAAAGAAATGGCTCATAAAAGTAATTATGGTGGCAGCCGGAGTGAAGAGGATATCAAATATATTGTTATCCACTATACCGGCAATAATGGCGACACTGCGGCGAATAACTGCAAATACTTCCAGGGAGCGCAACGTAATGCGTCTGCCCATTATTTTGTGGACGGGGGCGAGTATGTCTACAAATCGGTGCCGGTCAAATCAGTCGCCTGGTCAGTCGGCGGGTTTTACTCCCAGTCTGGTGGCGCCGGCAGCTATTATAAAAAATGTACCAACGCGAACAGTATTTCGGTGGAAATGTGTAACTGCGTAAAATCCGTCCCGGACAAGGTGTTTGACCAGACGGTGGAACTGACCAGATTTTTAATGGATAAATACAATGTCCCGCCAAGCAGAGTCATCCGGCACTGGGACGTCAACGGAAAAGATTGCCCGGCCCGCTGGACAGGAAAAAACAATGACGGCTGGGATAAGTTTAAGCGAGCTATCGTGGGAGAGGAGGAGAAAGAAGTGGAAAAAAGAGAGAATTGTTTTGCGCCAATCAAAAGCCCGGAGACCTGCGACAGCATCGAAGATTTTTTGAAAAAGAGAAATTTTAAATCTGGCGAACACAATCTTCGCTTGATTGCGGCCGAAAACTGTAAAAAAGGACCAGTAAAAGACGCGTTGCTGCTCCTGGCCAAAGAAGGTCGTTTGAGAAAGCCTGCCGGCCTGAACAAGCGGGCAGACAAATAAGATATCAATGAGATTGTTATAATAAGGAAGGAATTACACACATGCAAAAAAAGCAAGGGGCAAAAAAGGGGCAGTGTATGACGTTGAACGTTCCGGAACTGTGCATTTGTTATTTCTATAGAGCGCATAAATAAGCCATTTATCGCTTCGTGGCATTATCTTTGGGAAAGTGATAAGTCCCGTCGTCTGCACTCAATGGCGCAGATTTGAACACACGATATTTCCTTTTCTTTTTTGATAAGGTTGTGGGTGTTATGATAAGAAGCGCAAGATAATATTTAAAGTCTGGATAGATTTATCCAGACTTATTTTTTTGTGCGTTTTTCTCTTGACTATTCGTAACGAATATGTTATATTATAATCACAGAAAGAAACAGGGGGTTGTGGAAATGAAGAAGTATGATTTATCAGGTATTATGAAAAGAGCTTGGGCATTAGTAAGAAAATTAGGATGGACAATCTCTCAGGGATTAAAGAGAGCATGGAAGGAAGCAAAAACAGTCAATGTTGAAGCCGCAGAGTTATCTCTGGAAGAAAATGTTATCGCTAAGCTTCAGCATCGTATTGACATCGCTCCAGACGTTTACAATTACGAAATTCAGACAAACCTTTGGGAGAATTACGGAAGGTCACGTACGTATTTCAAGGTTGTCGAGACCAGAAAAAACAGCCGCCACTATGGAGTAAGAGATTATGGCTATATTGACAACCAGAAAAATGTATATGTTGCTGGTAAGAACGATGCTTTCGGAAAATATGATTTTTCTGGCAATGTGATGAAATAAGAGAGGAGAATTATTATGAAGAAATATCGCGTTGAATTTGGGTTTGGAGAAAATTTTTCAAGTGTTACTGAATGGCAAACATTGGATGATTTGGCGGAAGTTGACGCAGAAACCACAGAGGATGCAGCAAAAGACGCAGCCTGCACAGATGGGCTTGAAAATGCTCTCTTTCGAGTATATGAGCTGATCCTGAACGAGTCTGACGACTTAGAAAAATATGGCGAACCTGAATATTTTGAATTTTAACGGTGGATTATGAAAGAAAATAGATTTTGTGTCGTCTGTGGAACCAAGCTTCATGAACGACAAATCAAATACTGCTCCAAAAAATGTATGGGGATTGGAAAACAAAATTATAAAATCTGCCCCGTATGCGGAAAACAATTTAAAGACGCAGCCACAAACGATACTGTATGTTGCTCTCATGAATGCTCAAAAACTCACCGGGAACAGCTACATAAATCCGGCATATATGATGGTTCAATAGAAAAAATGAGAGAGGGATTTTCAGAAAAAATCGTAGAAATTGGCCCGGAAAAACATTGGTTTTCCAAGCACTGGGTTATTGAATCCCCATCAGGGCAGGTCTATGAATGTGACAATCTGATGCATTTTATTAGAACGCATCCTGATCTTTTTGATGGAACTCCTACGCAGGCCTTTGATGGATTTCAAAAAATTAAAGCTACAAGAGAAGGAAAGCGGCCTAAAGCTCCATCAAAATCCTGGAAAGGATGGCATTTAATCAGTTATTCAGAAAATAGAAATAAATACCGCAAAGGAGAAACAGATGGAAGAAAGAAAAGCAAAGATTCTATTTAATAAATCTGGCGGTACCGCCGGCAAAGGAGGAATCACTAACAGAGTTACCCTACCGACAAAATGGATTAAAGAAATGGGTCTCACAGAGGATAATAGAGAAGTTTTTATATCATTTGATGGGGAAAAAATCACCATTCAAAAGCTATAACTTTTTTGTAAACTCAAAACCCCGGTATTACGCCGGGGCTTTTAAGTTTATACAGGGTTTATCTTTTGTTTTTCTAGCGCAAACAAATAATACTATATTTGTAAATTAATGTCATCATGTGTTTGGCAAAAATTTGACATTAATCGTCTTTTTTGTTTAATCCATCTGGTTTAATCAGATTTCCGTTTTGCGCCAGCTCAAATAATGCGTCTGTTACCTTTTTCTTTTGACAGTTTGCCGCTGCAATTAACGCTAAATTGTGTTTACCTGCACCATATCCGCGGTTATGTAAAAACTCACTAAGATTTTTCGCATTTTTATTATTGCTGAAGCATCCCTCTTTTTTGATATCTTCCACTTTCTTTTCCTCCTTTGTCGGCGTCAAAAATAATTTTCTCTCTGCTTCCCGGCGACGTACCAATCCTCTGTATACGATACCCCCAGCTTTGTTATACTCTAACATCTTTTTTGCGATTGTTGCCCGTGATCGGCTGCCATTTGCGGTCAGCTGATCGATAGATCCAATATTATAGGCGAACGATGTCAGGGCATCAATTTCATTCTGATTCCAGTTATACCGGGTATCATATTTCATGACCTTCGGTAAATATTTCCGGTTCAGTGATTCTTCCAGCCACTTTTCCGCAGTGGCCTGCGAGATTTTTAATCCTCGTTTAATGGTTGTCCCAGTGATTGACTTGTCCGCATTGGTAATGCCCCATCCAATTGTCCAGACGCCCACCTCGTCCTGATAGGCTGTAAGATGACAGCCTTCAAACTCTTTTATTAAATCAATTCCCGTTTTGCTTATTTTTGCCACGCTTATTCCTCCCTCTCTTCTTCTGCGAATTTCCAGTCATCCGCAAAAATATCTTCTTGCGATGCATTCCAGGGAACACTCCTTATTCCATCAGTTTGTGCTACGAATAGTCCGATTTTTATACAGTTAAGTTCAGTCCTGGAAGCATCAGAAAATTCCCAACTCTGGACTTCGGAAGCTTTAATACAAAAATCGTTTTGCCATGCTTCTCGTCTGAGGCTAAGTCCTCGCTTTAAATATTTAATCGCCGCATCAAAGCCGAACGACGGAGTACCGCCAAGCACAGTACAGTTGTTTTCATCTGCTGGAATCCACTCATCGGATGCAATATTCCGCAGAGTATAATCTACTTTCTGCGTCCCCCGGATATCCATAACGTCTCCGTCTTTCGTGTGCATCATGACCGTCTCTTTTTCTTTATCCCAGTACCAATAACCACCCCACGATGGGAGTTTCATTTTGCATCCTTTTTTCATCAGATTCAACGCCTGTTCAAATTTCATGACTTTTCTTTTCCTCCTTTCCGGACCACAACGCATCCGCCATACCATCCATCGCCGCAGCGTTTGCGGATTTCCCAGGCTACGGTCACGGACTTATATTTGCCATCCGAAAATCGGATAATTTTTTTTCCGGACCATAGCAGAACGGAAGTGTGAATCGGGTCTTTCTCCGTGTACAGGACCATATGTCCCGCCTTGAGGGCTTTCTTCATTTCCGCCTTAGAAATCTTACTGTAAAAAACGGCAGGGCTTCCAGGTGCCAGCTCATTGATGGCTGTACAAACTTGCCGCAAATTATAATTGATATGGATTCCTTTTGAGAAATGCTCCTGCAAATACTTCAGGCAACTTTTCATGGATTTTTTCTCCCCAGCAACCCGCAGGCCCATAAAAAAAGCGGCTATGATGCATCCGTGGCGGCGAATAAAACTGCTGTCATCAAAATCGTACTGAGACGGCACAGGTACCTTATGGCCATCTGCAAAAACAATTTTGTACGGATACTTCTTCTTACGTTTCTTATTTTTCACAGGTTTGATTTCAAATAATTTTTTCATCAGCTCGCCTCCAATTAAAAACGACGAGGACATCTGCCCCCGCCGTTCGCCATTATTATTTTAATTTATTGGTCTTAACCTGAGTGACTGCCTGCATCACCTTGTCGTAGCCGACCATGGCGCAGAGCCACGAAAGCAATACCAGTGCAATCAGCATGACGGCCATTTTATCATTCAGTATAATGTCTGTCATGATTACATATCCGGCAGCAATTGCCACGGCAAGCACCACAGATACGGCTCCGGTCAGAAGATTTGTGCTGTATTTCTTTCCTGCACCGTCAAGTACTTTTTTTATTGCCTCGGTAAATAATCCGGTTAATACAGATACCGCTAACATCAAAAATAAAAAAGTGTCTATGTTCATCCTCAAATCTCCTTTCGATAAAATTTAAATATTATATATTTACATTGCTATTTCCTGCTGTGCATTAACTCAGATATCCGGTCGGACTCGTTCATCGGTATCATTTCCAGAGCGTTCATGGCAGGCTGCACCTCACTGTGTACATATCCGTTTCCGCCCAGTTCCTCATAGTCCTTGAATATTTTCCAAAATGCCTCTTTTTCCATCTCTGACCATGCTTTGGTCGGATTTTTCTCTGCACTGGTATAATACCGATATGACTGCAAAATCCTATCTCTGAGTTTATTTCTTTCTCGCCGCTGCATTTCCTCTTCCAGACTTCGGATACGGTCAATGGTTTCTTTCTGTGATTCTCGCAGCCCATCGATGGCGTCCGTGAATTTTTTTTGAATTTCCACTGACTGTTGATGCCAATTCGGATATTGTTTTGCCTGGTCAATTACTTCCTGGATTTGGGTGTCTTTTTCTTTCTCCGTAATTGCTTTCTCCGAAAAGTATGTTTCAATTTTTTTATATACTTTTACCAAAAAAACAATGGCGGCTACAGCTAAAGCAACCCATCCGATTGTAACATCACCAAATACTTTCAAAAAACTTTCCATATTCATCACCCCCTTTCTACCTTTTTAAACACAATGTTACGTTCAATCCATTTTTTCAGACCATAAGTTTTACAGTGGCTGAGCAATCCAAAATAGCTTTGCATTGTGGCATCTGCTTCTTCAAAATTAATTGCCCCTTCTTTGTACTCTTTGGAAATGTATCGCATACGTGCCTTCATCTTTTTGACACTTTGCCGTGTCGGTCTGCGGTATCCTGGGAAGATCCGGCAGCCTAAGAAAGTAATTCCTCGTTTTACAAGCCCGATTGTTGTTTTGCTGTTGAGTTCTAGGTGTAGTACATTGTTAAGGTAGTCTTCAATTAGCTCCTTCCATCTGTGCAATGTTTTGGTATCCGAGTGCAACAATATCATGTCGTCCATATATCGAATATAGAAGTGAGCTTTCAGCTCGTGCTTGATATACTGATCCAGTTCGTTAAGGCAGACGTTCGCAAGCAGCTGGCTGGTAAGGTTCCCAATCGGCATACCGACCTCAAAGAGTCGCTCCGAAGGCGGCACCTCGTCGGCCGTCTTTCCCGGCGGCAGCCCGAAGGGCGTGTGGTCGCAGTTGATGATCGTCTCCATAAGCCAGAGAAAACCGTCCTCATCTGGGTATTTGTGCCGCAAAATACCGAGTAAAACCTCATGGTCTACCCGGTAAAAATATTTTGAAATATCCAGTTTTAAGTAGTGCCAGCTCGGCCCCGGTTTGCGGTCAACGAGCGTCGCCCAGTATTGCAGCCGGTCGGCTGCCCTTGTGGTGCCTTTCCCAACTCGGCAGCCGTAACTATGGTAGATCATGCCATTGTCGAGCTCTTTGTTGACTTGGAGATATACGGCCCACTGTACGACACGATCCAGGAAGCTCAGCGCCATAATAAGTCGGCGCTTTGGCTCCGAAACATAAAACTCCCGGTATCGGCCCACCTTGTAAGTACGCCAGATTAGAGAGTTTTGTATTTCAATCAGGTTTTCTTCCAGCTTCGCAGAGAATGCAAGCACGTCGCCGCGGTACCATTTCTCGCTTGCTGCTTCGTGGTATGCGTTCAGCAGATTTTCCCACGAGTATATACGTTCCAGAAGGGAAGGCTTTTCTGTTCTTTTGATAGCCGTCACTCCTTCCATGTTTTTGTAAAAAGGCCGCGTGTGACACTCCTTGAAGCAGCCGTTTTCCTACGACCGCTCTTCACCCGCATAGAGCAGGAACGGCCAGCCTGCGCGGTTTGCCCGTCGCCTCCGGTATCTTTTACCGGCAAGCTGCGCGAGCGTTTATCTTTGGCCTTGTCGGCCGGGAAATGTGTCCCTTTTGCCTTTGTGCTCCTGCAAAGCCGTGACTCTCAGGACGTAAGCGAACAAGGCAAGAGCGGAGCGGAAGCCGATGTTCGTGTTGGAGTTGGAACGGGAGTTGTTGCCGTTGAGGTAGAACACGCCCGCGTTCGTGCCGTTGTTCCAGTTGCCCCCGCGATACACGCAGCGTCCCCTTTTATCACGACACATTCCCCACGGACGTGTTACTCGTTCGACTTTTTCCAGCCTCCCAACATACGCCCGATTTCGTTCAGTTCCTTACTCCATACCTCATGGAGCCCCGGAGAGATCATGCGATCCTCCGGCGAAACTGCGGTATCTACGAGAGAGCGCAGTACATCCAGCTTAGTGTCCATTTTGTTCTGGAGCTCCACTCGGCGTTGGCCTCTGGCCCGGTTCGCCTCAATGCAAAGCTCCAGCATGTCCATAAAAGCGGCGGTCATGTGCTTGCGGTACTCGAATTTTTCCGGCTTTCGCATGTTGTTGGTGCGCTCGCCCACCCGGATCATGGATCGGACGATACGCTGCCGGAGTTGTAGGTTGTCCATGTTGTTTCTCCTTACTATGGTAAAGGGGCGGCTTTGGTGGGCCGCCCCTTAGCCAGATTTTCAGATTGCCAGATTACCCGATTTCCGGGATAAAAGCGGAGCGGAAGCCGAAGTCCGTGCTGGAGTAGGAACGGGAGTAGCCGAGGAGGTAGAACACGCCCGCGCCCGTGCCGGAGTTCCAGTGGCCCCCGCGAAACACGCAGCGCTCGGCTACGCCGTTATTCCACCAGAAGTAGTCGCCTTCGTAGTCGGCTTCCTCGGCCCCTTCGTCCGGGAGAAGGGCAAGGGAGCGGAGCAGGATCTTGGCAGCGTTTCCGACTGCTGCCGCTGCGGTAACTTTACCAAAGGCGCAGCTACGGCTTGCGTCCTGAGAGCTTGCGACGGTGGTTGTCCACTGCCATGCGCTGCTTACATAGTCCAGCTTCACGGTGCTGCCGGAGAGTTTCGCGGAGCTGTCGCCCACTTCGCACTCAGGCTCGACAAGAGAACCGTTGGCGGCGTTGATCGCCTTCCAGCACACGCTCGTGGTATTCTGCGGGTTGTCCGGATCCGCTGCGTCATTGTTGGCAAGGATCTGGAGCTCGCCCCACACAAGACGGATGCCGCCCTGCCACTCCCACACGTTACCGTTCAGATCCCAGATACCGGAGAGAGTCTTGTCATGGCTCCATGTGAGCGGGCCGGTTCCGGTCGCGACATGTGCGGTGGTTCCTTCCGGCTGATCGCTGTCCGGGCCGTAGAAGGTCATCGGGATTGCCTTGTAATTGCTCTCGCGGGTGTCCTTGCCGTAGTTATTGTTGCCGTAAGGCATGAAGCCGTTCTTTTTGCACCAGAGAGCGATCGCGGCCCACTCGGCGTTGGTGGAGAGGTGCCAGCCTGCGCCCTTGGCTTCGCAGCGGGAGCGAGCGGTGTCGAAGTTGATACTTGCCGCCGGATCCTCTCCCGGCAGGCTGTACGCCGCCGCGATACTGCCGTCAGTCAGCTGCGTGGTGTGTACGACGTTCTGGTACTTGGAATACCAAAAGCCGGGGATCTCCTGCCCGTTGACGATAAAGGCCGGGTGGGTGCTGTCGTTGCCGCCGGTCAGCACGTCGCTGTTCTTAAATTTTGGGATATACACCATAACTGACGGCAGATCTGCGTCATCCACAAAGATTTCATTGTTCGGGCACACGCTTTTGAGTGCCAGACTGGAAAGATCAAAGTTTGCCATTGTTGTGTCCTCCTTTTTGTTTATTCAATGCTCCAGAGTACGAGTGTAACGTCGCCCATGTCGAGCGGGTTCTGTTCTCTCAGGATATTGTCGTGATTCATGCCGTCGTCGCCGCCCTCTGCCAGAGGCTCGGTTCCTTCCTCCGTCTGGATCGGCGTCTCGGTGTAAGTAGCCGCCGGGATCATTACCTGCGCCACATAACGCAGCCCGGACTCGGTGCCGATCGTAAGGTTTCCGGCCTTGTCCTTGCAAATATCCACGGTCACGTCCCAGTCTTTCTGGTACTTTGCCGCGTTAATCATCAGTTCATAGTCTCCGAAGATCAGGCAGGTGCCCGTCTGCTCGTAGGCGATTTTCGGGCCCGCGTTCTTTTCAATAACCTTTACATTGTTCTGATCTGCCATGGGTTACATTCCTCCTTTAATTCTCAGTTTGATGGTGGCAGTTTTGGCGCTGCCGTCATAGGCCACTTTGAATCCGTTCAGCAGTCTGCTGAAAATTTTCACGTCTCCGACATTCCCGTCATGCTCCAGCACTTCGGCCTCCACGGTGTAGTCTGTGAAGTTTCGGGCCGTATTCAGGGCCACGGTTTCCACTGAGTTGTTGAACGGGAAGCTCTCGGAGTTTTCGAGTGTGATCGTCTGTTCTTCGGTGGCTACCTGATCGGCTGATAAGGAAGCGGAGATCAGGAGAATAGCAGTCGCCAGATGTGCATCGGAAATGCCTTCCTCCATGTTGTTGAAGTGCCCGGCGCTCTGGTCTGTACCTTCCTGAATGACTTCCTCCGTTTCTTCGTCCACCACTCTGTCGAGCCAGTACGTTGCGTTATACATGCCTGTTTACCTCCTTCCTTTAGGCTGTTACTTCGTAGATCGGGATCGAGAGCTTAATCATGGTACCCTGTCCCTCTACCTTGTTGATCGTGCGCTGCTGGTATGCAGCGACTTCCCCGCGGGTGTCAATCAGTCGCGAGGCGTCGATCGTGCAGGCCACGGAGTCCAGTGTCGGGAAGGTGGCGTAGATCACAAGCGTGTCACCTTCTACGAGCTTTTTGTTGATGACTCCCCGGTGCCAACTGCCGCCGGTCTGCACTTCTATGGCGTGGATCGAGCGGAGCCACTGTTTCCTCCGGTACCCCATGAAGGTGTCGTAAAAATAGCTCATGTGGGCGTCCTCCTTTCATTCTATTCTTATTCGCCGCAGCACCGCGTCCCACATTTCACGAATCTATACGCCGCGTTGGAGATTTGCAGCGCTGTAGCTGCTTTGTTGGTCGCGGCAGCGCCTATTGTGCCGCCGCCCGGCGTGGTTCCGCATTTTTGTGTTCCCGATTTTGCGAAACCATAGAGGAGCAGCGTTTCCTCCGGATCCGTTTCAATGCTCGGCTTCACGATAAAGCCGACGGTTGCGATCTGCGGCCGGGTGCCGCATTTCACAAAGTTGTACCGGTGCAGCGAAGTGTCCAGCCGGTACTCAATGCCTGGATTCGGCCCTTGCTGCCAGAAATAGAAAACGCCCGCAAGATGCGAGCGTGCATTTTTTGCAGTTTTTACGGCCTCCACAAACTTTTCAAAGTTCTGGGCATCCGTGTTGTTGTTCGTCGTCAGTGCCACGAAGGTGTAAGGGGAGTTGTATACTTCGTACCACTCCATAACGTATCCCTCGCCTAGGTATGAAGAGATCAGCCGTTCAACGGCCCATTTTGTCCCGCGCTTACGCTTGATCTGCTGGGCGAGCTTAATTGTTTCTCTTTTTTCCTCCAGACTCATGCCGGCAGAGTCGTACCAGTCAATATCCAGTTCCCACGCCATCTCATCGCATTCCGGCTCGTTGAGATTGTCGATCTCGTCCCACGTCCGGATTGTCGGTATCCTGCTGCCTGGTGGCTGTATGAGCTTGTTCATGGCCTTGCTGAGTGCGATCGCTGCCTCATCATCGCGCATAAAGGCGGGCAGGAGCCGCACAAAGTCAAGATCTGATATTTTCATTCCTGCCATATCCCCGCCTCCTTAGTCCTTTACTTTGTGGGAAACAGTCAGCTTCCCGGAAAACTCGGCCACGGTGGTGCTTGGGAGTTCGGTGTATACCGGTTTTATGATGTTTACCCGCGTGGCTCCGGTTAGCCCGTCCTCCCAGTGAGGGCAGAGGATCAGCTTCCTCAGATAGTCCGGGTTTATGTCTTGGTCGAGGCTGGAGCCTTGCCAGTAGATATATTGGTCGATTGCCCCGCCGGATCCCTCCACATTCTCCACGACTTCGGACTCGTTCGCCTTGGTCGTCCAGTATTCCAGTTCAATGTCGTACTGATACGTCGTCGGAGCCTCCACCTGCACCAGATCCGTGAGCGGCCTCACGTCGTCTGCGGAGCAGGCCGCCAGCACGTCGGCCAGTATATCCTCGTCAGGGATTTCTCCACCGGCGCATATCGGCACGATCTTGACGCGCCCGTACATGTTCCGGGTGATCTCAATCTTTACGGTTTCTTCTTCGGCCAGATCCCCGGAGAGCGCAAGTGTCAGCAGTTCGTCGTTATATGTGGCGGTGTAGTCCGTTTCAGGTGTGGCCTCCGCTCCGCTTGGCAAATACACGGTTAAAGTTTCCGGCAGGAGGTTGGCGCCACCTTGGAAGGCGTGGCCGTCATATACCGGAAGCGTGCGCGTGACGGTTTCCGTCTCAGACTCCACCACCGCGTCAGTAACGAGTGGGTTTGCCGTCATGGCCCAATATTTGTAGGCTTTTGCCGGGCCTGCCACACTGAGACGGTTTTCTGCTTCTCGGATTCTTTCCCGATAGGATTCGTCGTCTTCGCGGTCGCCGCCACCTTCCGTGGCTGCTGTGTTGGTCACATAATCAATAAGCGGAATGTCAGAGATGTCCACAATCTGGGATATTTCTCCGGCGGGGATATCATTGTAATCATTTCCGCCACTTTCCGCTGTGGCAGGTACGTCTACATATAGACTTCCTGCATATAATACGGCGGTAGCATCTGTCAAGAAGTAGTGTACGAAATCATTTGTAGCCCGGGTGCCGGCAGGGATGATGATATTAGATGCCATTTCTTTATTAATTCCGAATCGGAGCGTTGTTGTCGCGGAAGTCGGATCGAGACGAGGAGTATCCCGGTTTTCTCCTAAAGCATCCAGAACCTCATTTCTTGCGTATCGCAGCATTTTTTGTCTGCAAGCATCATTTACACTGTTATAAACAGATACAATCACTGCTACAATAGCTTCGCCGAATATTCTCCGTTCATCTCCAGGATACAGAGTTTCATTTACTCCATTTTCCAGTTCATCCATGACGGTATCGTATATTTCGTCAGCATTCGTTGTTATAAAATTAATATCACTCAATTATTCCCACCTCCTCGTCATCTTCGCTGTCCTCAATTTCGGTCTCTGAAATACTAGCTGTTAACACAAAATCGCCGCCAGAATCTATTATTGCATTAATATATATATCATCAATACGGGCCCGTTCTTCGTACTCTTCGATCAGTTCCTCCGCGTCGGATATCAATTCTTCGAAGGCATTTGGCTGATCGATCAAATCACCATCTATTCCCTTTAATCGGCTGTATGGCACTTCTCCCTGTACGATTTTCAGCAGATTTTCAACGCATGTTTCCACATTTCCGTTTCCACTTCCTTTTATGTTAATCACCGTCTTTCTACTTTATCAGGGATAATCCATTTAACGGCATCCACTTGTTGATGTTTCCCAGCAGGGCTTTTGTTCCGCTGATTTTAGTGACTTTATAATTTCTGTCTTTTGCGCTGTTTGGCACAGCAGATCCGTCACTATATTTGTTTCCGGTAATTTTTACATAGCTTCCATTTTTGATTCCTTTTGCCTTTGATTTTTTTACAGAGTCCTTGACTTTCACGCTAGTGGTTTTAGCATCGTATTCCTCCAGCGTAAATGACAAATCAGCATATAAAATTTTACCGTCATTATTTGTTTTTACATTTGATACGCTGAGCTGTTTTAACTGCAATTTTTTCGGAAAAATTTTTTTATCATTCAGATAAAAGTAGTTCACTTTTGTTACAAGTTTTTTCCAGCTTTTTATTTCAGCGAATACATTTTGAACTCCCAGGCCGCTGTGTATCGGAGTTTCAAAAGACAACGAAAAAGGATTCAGTTTCCTTTTGTTTTTCTTCTTTTTTTTCTTTGCTTTGGCAGAGGTTTTCTTTTTGTTTTTCTTGTCTGTCGAATTTTCTGTGCTGTCCACCTGCGTATAAGAGAAGGAAATATTTTGGATTCCTACCACTTGCTGAGAATTGATTTTCCATTTTTTGTTTCCCCATTTTGCCATAGCTGCCATTTTACTCATCCTCCCCATCGGCACGACATAATATAATTCCGGTGTGGTCTGAAAATTCTGCGTATATTACCTCGATTCCTTTATCCAAGCTGTCTCTTAATTTTTTTGGAATCGTGATAGATATGGACACCGTTTCTTTTGGGTCCGCAGGTATGATCCTGGCAGTTATTCCTGTTGTCCCGGCTATGGTTCCTTTCTTCACATGTCCCATTTAATATCCCTCCAGTACTTTTCTGAAATAGAAGGTTGATTTTGCATTCACGAAATCGTGTCTGATTTTGTAAATGAATACAGCTTCGTTTTGCAGGTTTGCCAGCGTATTTGTGATATTTATTACGCTGGCAGCCGCATATCCTGTCATAAGATCAGTGGTGAATCGTCCAATACAGCTATATTTGTTTACGTACCGCAGCAGACCTTTTGCAAACCTGGCGGCTTCGGCGTCACTGGAGCATTGGATATTTGCCCGGTTTTTCGAGAGTGCAAGTCCGGGTACCCTTGCTTCTACGTCGGATATACTGTTCGGCCTCAATGTCAGACCTCCTGTGTCTCCGATATCGTATTTTCCACGATATCCTCCGGCAGACACTTCACAGCATCCGTACTGCGTGCTCCGTTTGTTGTATGCAAATGCGTTATTATCAACAATGTCCAAGGAATATTCCGGCAATCCAGAATCCTTTTCTGCTTCGTCGTATACAATCAACTGTTCGTTGTACACGATCATTTGGTATCCTTCCAGGGTGCATAGTCCAGAGTAGAACGAAAAGTCATTCTCATTTTCCTGTTTTAAGTATGGGTAAACCTGATCCTTGCAACCAAAATTTTTAAATGTCAGCCCATGTTTTTGAGCTATTAAATTTCCGATTTGTAAGAATCTGACGCCTTCCCACGCCTGTGTCATTGTCAACGATTTGGACTGTGGTAATGATAAGGATCGGATAGTGAATGCATCATTTTCGGAGGCTGTGGAGTATACAAACATGATTCCTGTATCACAAGATTCTTCAATAAGCTGTACTTTGCCTCCGGTCTGAGGATTCCACCGACTCCATATCCCGTCTTCATCTTTAAAGCGGAGCGTTAAAGTGTCTGCTTGGCGTTCCGAAAATGTTTCATATACGCAATAGGTCAAATCTACGTCATTGTATATTTCAGTTCCGTTGTATATGATATTCAATTTTCCGCCTCCTCTGATTGTCTCCACGGAGGAAGAGAGTTTGCAAGCTCTATATTTTCAATAACGGGGAGGAGGAGAGAACAATTCGCATCGAATATCAATACATCGGCATAGTCAGGATTGAATTCAATGATGTAATGAGACAGGTTCTCGTCTCCGTACATTGCCAGTGCGAGAGCATCAAATGTATCGCCCTCGCAAGTGGTGTATTCCTTATAGGATACGACCCTATGCATATTGTGCCTCCTCCCGTATGGATATAAATTCTTCGAGCCAGTCGAAAAATTCTGCTTCGTGTGCTTTGAGTTTTGTCATGAAATCGTCTGGATCCTCTGTTCCTCCTGTCTGGATTTGCGGAGCCCATTGGAATCCGGAAAAATCATAATAGATTTCTATACGCTCGTTACTTTCTGCCAGACTGCCCAGCGAGAAGTCGTCCAGAGTAAGCAATTTCCCAGCCGTGCTTAAAAATCCGCCGTTTCCACTAGAAGATTCCTGACTTGGCATTGCTCCTAATAACTGTCCGGCTCTTTCCCAGATGGCAAGGTTCTGGCTGCGATATGCCCGTTTGAAGGAAATAACAGCCTCCATGCCGTCCTCGCCGGCGATAGAGACTCCATCCGTAAATCCACCGGTTGCCAGCATAGGCACAGAAGGAATATTTACCCCGAAGGTTTGTCCCCCGACGCCAGGTACCCATTCCGGAATTGTTACGCTGATGCTGTTCAATCCGCTTATGGCTTTGTTTACAAGTCCAATCACAGCATTGATCGGAGCCTTCACAATGGCCACGAGTCCTTCCCATAATCCGCCGAAGGTCTGTACAATTCCGCTCCAGGCGGTGCTCCAACTTCCTGCAAACACGCCGGTTATGAATGTGATCAGTCCCTGCAGTATTGTAATCAGGCTTTGGAATATCGTTGTGATTGGTCGCAATGCGGTATTGATGACCATCATAAATATATTGAGAAGAGGAGTCAGTGCGGTCATGATCAAATTAAGTATTGGCTGTATCAACGAAATAATCAGGTTCAGAATCGGCTGCAGCATCGTGGCAATCATCCCGATCACCGGCGCCAGCTGGCTGATTAAGCTCAATATTACCGGCAATACGGCGCTGATCAATTGCATTAAAAACGGCAGTATAGCGGATATTACCTGGGTAAATACTGTCATTAGTACGGTCGCTATGGTTTGTATGACGGGTAGAAACTGCGTTATCATTTGCATAATGCTTTCACCGACACCGGCAAAGCTTCCCTGCAATTGGTCCCATATGGTCATAACGGTGTCCCGGAATGCTTCGTTTGTGTCCCAAAGATACATAAATCCCGCTGCCAGTGCGGCAATAACTCCGATAACGGCCAGCGCCGGTCCGGATATGGCTCCGAAGGCTCCGGCAATTCCTCCTATGACTCCTTTTATTTTACCGATTTGTGCGACTATGCCTCCCCACTTTGCGGCTGCAATCAATCCGCTTACGGTTCCAATAACAATTCCGATTTCCGGGAGATGGTCTTTGATCCACCCTATGGCTGGTTTAACCCCGCCATTCACAAAATCAACGGCATTTTTAAGAGTAGGTGTCAATACGTCGGCAACTGGCTGGGCGACTTCCACCTGTACCGTGCGTCCCAGCTGAGACATGGAACTTTCCAGGGTGTCATAAGCGGAACTGTCCACTTGTGACATGGCGTCTATGGTGCTGTCGATCGGACCTTGTGTGTTCATCAGGGCTGCCGCAGCGTTTTCGCCCAGGTCTTCCCACATGGTTCCCATTAATTCTTGCCCCAATGTATACCGGTCCTGCTCGTCTTCCACGCCCATCAGAGCGGCAATAACCTGCTGCATCGCCTTTCCTGATGATTCAGCGCCGCCCTCCAATTTATCGGACATTTCATCGGCGTTAAATCCCAGTTTTTCCAGGGCGTCCGCGGCCGTTCCGTCTTTCCAACGAATATTATATTCTTTAACAGCATCCCCTAATTTGTCGATGCTCCATGTCCCGGCGTCTGCTCCGTTTGCCAGCATATTCATCATGTCATCAGCGGAGAATCCTGCGTTTTTAAATTGCACAGAGTATTCGTTGATGGTATCCAGCATGTCGCCGTTCTGATCAAGTCCGGCTTGAGCTCCCTGAACAATCAGGTTGAATGCCTGCTCAGAGTCTATGCCGAACTGGTCCATCATACTATTTGCGGCTCTGACACTTTCCGTGACATCGTATCCGAATACATCCTCCAGCGTCATGGCATTTTTGGTTATACCGGTGAGGGATGCTTTGTCCAGGTCATCGGTCATCTGAACAACTGTGGATAGTTTTTCCTGCACATCGTCGAGGCTTTCCCCGTAGTTGGCGCCATATACATCGTACATGACATCTTCCAGTCCTTCGAGGTCCTTCCCGGTGGCGCCGGTTCTGGCGCTCAGCATTCCCATGGCGGAATCTCCCTCTGTGGCGAGGTCTTTAATGGCGCCGGCGCCGCTGCTTATGGCGTCAGTGGCAAAGTTCGCAAAGATATCTTTGAGTACTGTATATCCGTCTGAAAATCCTTCTGTCTGTTCGGCAGCATCTTCAAACGAATCACCCAACTGTTCCGCTGCCTGTTTTGCATCCCGGAGTTTTTGCTGGTTCTGTCCCAGCTTCCCGGAAAGAGAACTGATTTTTCCGGCCAGCTGCTGTGCTTCGTCAGAGCTTTCTCCTTGTTCGAGAGCGACATTTGCGTACTGCCGGCGAAGAGAAGAGAGTTCACTGTCCTGCTTGGATATTTGCGCTTCCAGCTGGCTGTATGCGTCTTTTGCATCCTGCTGGCCGTCTGCGAGTTTTTGCGCGGCTTTGTAAGCCGCGTCGAGGGTTTCCCGGTTCTCTGTCAAATCCCCGGACAGGGACTGAATCTGGTCCGCTACCTGTCTGGCGGCGTCTGAGCTTTCTTTTCCACTTACGACAAAATCCTCATATCCTCGCTGCAGGTTTCGAAGCACGTCTTCCTGGGCTTTGATCTCTGCGGACAATTTTGCAGCAGCCCCGGCAGAGTCCAGTGTCTCCTGGCTCATTGCATCGAGTCTGTCAACGGCTTCCTGAATGGACTTTTGCAAGGAAGGACTGAGGACGCCGGCAATTTCAACAGTTGTTTTCAATGGAGTATTTGCCACTGCCTCACCTCCTTCTTCTCATCCGTTTATACTTCATGGGTTTTCTTTTTTGCCTGGCACGTTTTTGCTCCGCTGCCAGGTCTTCTGCAGCCTCGGCATATTCTACGATAAACTCTGTTATGCGCTTTTTTTCGAGGTCTGCTGTGCTGGTGTGGTAGACTCTGGCGTAGTCTCGGTAAGCTCGCCGGAGTCGCTTTCCGGTTGTCCCGTCTCCGACGCAAGAATAAAATTTCTTCCGATGCGCATAACCTCCACCACGTCGCGTCCCTTGATCCTTTCCAGATCGGAAAAATCATAAGATGGATTTACTGCCACAATGGAAGCGAACCCAAGATAAAGGTGCAAGCTGAAATCAAATTCAGCCGCAGGAGCCAACTGCATATCTTTGCGGCCGGCGGCTGCTTTTCTCTTAGATTCTGCTTCCGCAAATAATGTGCCATTGATTTCGTTGGAATCATAATTCATCTCTGTGATGCTGTTTCCATTGATCATCACCGGGTTTTTTAAATGTAAAGTGCCTCTGATCTGATTCGCTATTACTGCCATCTCTTTCTCCTTTCATAAAAATAGCCCGCCGGTCTATAATCGGAGGGCTGTTAATTCTTTATTAAAGCAAGCTGTTGATTCCGCTCATGTAATCTTTTCCGTTTACGCGGAGGACTCCCGCCAGGCGGTCGACGCAAATGTATTCAGTGCCGTTTGTATAAATCTGAATCCGGGTAACCGTATAAGTTCCTTCTGCTTCTGTAGCAGATCCAATCTCAACTCCGATTTCCGGAAGCGACACAGGAATCACTCTTACAAACGCCTTACACCCTTCGGTTGCCTGGGATCCGTCAGATTTCATAACATTCTGTACCCACCGGAATTCTAAGTCCTGTTTTTCCAGCCGTCCCAGCCGAACAAGCCCCATGTCTACTCCAATTTTGGTGATTGTGAGTTCCATGTTTTCCATCAGTCCGATGATCGGTACAGATAACGTTCCGGAAGCCTGCATGTCCGCAGTCATCATTTCAATTGCCGGGAGAGTGAAGGATACGTCCTTTGCTACCAGCGTTCCGGAAGAATATACTGTGTCGGCCACTACAGGGCCTTTAAGATCCATCCATTTTCCCATTGTTGTACCTCCTTATTCAGACTCAAAGAATGACTGAAAACCTTCGTCTGTATAGCATACCCGGACGGTTCCGGATTTGAATGGAGGAGTCGGCGTTGCGGTGATGTCCCATACAAAATCTCCATTCATCATGTTGCTGGTCGGGTTTTCCGTTTCCAAAAACTCCACGGTCGGCGTTCCAATCAGAGCGCCAATCCCCAGGAGGGTGTCAAGTTTCTGCTTTTCGAAGTTCAGGATTGTGTCCTTGTCCTGTGGGGTCATTGGGGCATCGATTTCCGTCCCGTGATCCAGCTGAAAACTATTTGTGATATATTCCAGCATCCGGATGTTTGAATCAAATATTCCGCGGGCGTCCATATTTCCGTTGTAGGTGTATGCGGCAGTGTGCGGCCCCCAGAGAACCCACTGCCCGCCCCAGAAGCAGGCTGTAGTGATACCTTTTTCATTGAGACCGTTTGCTTTCTGCTGATCGAACCCGCGATTCTGTGAGCCTTCTCCGAAATATAATCCCGTGGCCATGATTGCTTTGTTTGACGGGCTTTCAAATGGAACGCTGTTATTTTCCAGATCAACCCTCAGCATGGTTGCGGATCCTACAGTCGAAAGATGGAAGGTCCGTCCGCTGCCATCAATAATCTGAGGCCAGTATACTTTGCTGTATTCGCTGTTATATCCATTCTCTTCGGCCCACTGCAGGGCTTTGTCGATTGTGTCGATTTTCTGGCTCTGGCTGTCCACCAGAGGAATGTCGGCGTTGACGAATCCGTCCCAGTGACCGTTGAGCTTCTGTACCGTGCTTACCATTGCCTGGTATACTTCCGGGTTGTGGCTCCATCCGGGCGCTGCCAGCACATTCAGTACGGCATTATGATACTGGTACAGTAACGACATGGCGTGCAGTCCCATATATTGCCCGTCCGCAGTTTCCTGTCCGGTGATATCATCAGCATCTACCGCCGACGGGTCCACAGTGTTGTAAGTACATTCCAAGCTTTCAGGCTCTATATCTTTGAGCAGCCGTACTATTACATTTCCGGACGCAAAGTTGTAGGAGAGGGAGTAATCTACTCCTTCTACTTTATCTGCGATGGCAAACGTGTCCAGGATGATATCGGACGATTCAAATTCTGTCCGGTTGTTTTTGAATGTCAGTGTTTTGGTGGTCTTTTCCGCGTCCTTGTGTACGTCCGGATCGAGGACGTTCACGACATAGATCGGCCCGACATTCCCGATGGTGTTATCAAAATGCTGCGCAAATGCTTCGCAGAGAGTGAATGACGCCCAGTCGCCAGAGTATCCGACTTTGCTCTGTGCGTCACTCATATTTGCGATTTTTACCGGCATGTTGACGAGGTTAAGGTCAGCATATCCCCGTATCAGATTGACCGGCGCTGTGCCGATATACGCATATACGCTGTCCGCCTGCGTCGCACCTGATACCTGGCTGTCCATAATCTCGCCATATACTCCGTGCAAATAAGCCATTAGTCTACCTCCTTGTGTGATATTTATAATAAATCTTCGTATTGTTTTGGCGTTTTGGCAGCAACGCCGCATTCCAGTGTGAATGTGATCCAGTTATGCCAATACGGATAATAGTCCCATACGTTCCCGTCCTCGGTGAACAGTCCGTATTTGATTCCCTGTTCTTTCACCAGACGATGCCCTCCGATGTATTCGGTATTTTCAATCTCCCGAAGTACCAGGTCGGCGAAGTTAAAAGAATCTCTCCATCCTTCCATGTTGCGCTGGTATGTTTCCGCAGCTTCTCCGTCAACACGATAATAAGAATACCCTCCCAGGGCTTTATCGTTGGGCTTTGGCTGAAATACTTCCCCGCCGTGTTCTCCCGGATTCCAGCAGGCGAGGCACAGGCGGAAGTTCATGCGCCGCTGCCGCTTTATCAGATCATCGTTTCCCTCCATGAGCTGTACACATACAGATGGGATAGGCGCCGGTACATTCGGCGGCAGTCTGTCTTTTCCCGGCACATATAACGGGAAGGCGGCCGGATTTACAAACTTTACGTCGTAGTCTGCGTCGTTCCGGTAATCATCCGGGAGTTTGAGCTGGATCTGGTTGCACACATTTTCTGCGAGCCATTTCACCACATTGTTAATGCTTTCAACAAGTAACATACACGCCTCCTTATGCTGTCCTGTTCTGTCGCAGAGCCGCCTCAATGAGTCCCATGTCGGTTCCTGAGTTGGTTACGATCATTTCCCGGCCGTCCACGTTCAAGAGCCGGCCGGGCCCCATGTCTGCCGGAAAATCTGCCTGCTTTCCCATGAGCAGCATGTCGGCCTTTACGAGTCCGAGGATTTGCCCCTGTTTGAGTTTTACCAGTTGGTCATTATCAATGACTACGGAAATGTGTTTTCCTTCGATGCGATGGGTCTCGGCAAATTCTTCCAGGTTCAAAAAAACATTTTCGATGTCTGCCTGTACCTGCTCTTTAAAACTCATTATTCTCCCTCCGAGTTCTTTCCAGCTTCTTTGATTAAAGCAATGATCTCTTTTTTGCTCCGAATTTTCCCGGCGTCAATTCCTTTTTCTGCGGCGATGCGCCGAAGCTGTTCCATTTTCATTCCGGACAGCGTTTCGTCGGAAATGTCAGTGTATTCTGCGACGCCAGCAGCTACCAGCTCAGATTCACGGGCAGGAGAGAGGGAGAAAGGCGGAGAGTTTTTGTTCATGGCTTCTATGGTTCCATTGATTTCAAGACCATATGTGCCTGTCACCATTTTTATCACAGTCGTTCCTCCTTTTACTCTGGATCAGCAACGTTCAGATCCGGCGGCAGTTCATCGTCGTCAACGCTTACCTCTACTTCTTCGGCCACAATTGCGGCGATGTAGTCGGCTTTTTTCTTTCCTGCCGGTTCCACGCCTAATTCGGCCGCGAGCTTTTTCAACTCATTATAGTCCCAGCTTTCCAGTTCTTCAGCGTCAAGATGTGTTTTCATTGTTGACTCGGTTTCGCCGTCCTGTTTTGTGTCGGCGTCGGCCTGCTGTGTAGGCTTTCCGGCAGTTCCGGCATAGATAGCCACGCCCAGACGGACAAGGCGGTCGGCCTGTTCGTCGCTGCACTCAAAAGCCCCGTTTTCCGGGGTTTTAAGTGCGTGGCGATTCACGCCGTTGTCGTCGGTGTAGCAGATCCCGCAGCCTCCGCGGGTTACTCTGATTTTCTTCATGCTGCGCTCCTTTCTGCCGTGTTTACTCTGTCACGACTTTGGCTGCGATAAACGGGTTTTCATTATTTGGCATACACAGAGGCGCGGATTTCAGCGTCACCTCGCGGACGTCGTGTGTAGCGTCGCTGAGGTACTTCGGCACGTTGATACCGGTGTAAGTATGGAACTCTCCGTCTGCCTGCTCTACCTGAGTAATCGCGCCGTACACCGTGCGGCCTGCAGCCGGAGCGCCTACCGCAATAGTACCCGCCGGGATGTAAGGTGTCACGGTTCCGTCTACTTCGGTGTAGTTGTCCTCATAACTGATCACATCTACCATGTGTCCTTTGATATTCAGGCGGCAGATTTTTGCGGCTCCAGCAGGAAGGATCTCAGGATCTACGCCTCCAATCTGATAGTTGCGGTTGTCGAGCAGCTTCAGGATCCACTCGTTGCTCAGGATAATGTCGGCTACGTCAGGGGCTACAAGCACGTCTGTGGCCGGAAGCCCGCGAGTGGTCAGCATGGAAATCATGGCCGCCAGGTCGCTGATGATCTGTTTTCCGGATGTTTCGGTTGTGGTCCAGTCGTTGGATGGGGTATAGATTGCCGGGTTGCTGCTTCCGTCGTAATAGCGCACTTCGCGCTCCTCAAAATTATTGAAATCATCCACGTATTCATCCATAACACAGGCATTTGTAAAAATAACCTGTGCTGCCATGGCTTCTTTCCGCCGTGCATTCATACCTCTCAGTTCGTCCAGATCTCCAAGCGTGATCACTCCCTGCCGCTGCTCCGGCGTGAGAGTAGGGTAGAGAGCTTCACCAAAACCACGTTTCGTCAGGTCATCAATGGTGAGAGGGCGCTTCGGTGCGATATAGGACGGGGTGAATCGTCTCATGGTATATCCGTCCCGCAGAATTGTGATTCCGCCTTTTCTCGGCGCTACAAACGGAGACGCTTTTTTGTGCCCTTTTTTGTATTCCACCAGTACGTCGTTGGTTGCAAATACATCAGTCGCTTCATTGGTCGGGAAATATCGATCCAGAAGAAATGTGTGCAAAGGTGGAAGCTGCCGGACTGACGCCAGCAGTGTGTGAGTATCATAAAAATTATATGCCATTTATTTTTCCTCCTCTCAAATTTCTACAGCGTCAGAGATCAGAATCCCTACGCTCCGCAGCGCTTCCTTATCTGCCGCGCTGAACGTATATTCTTCGCCTCCCACAATTAACGCATTGCTGTTGAAGTGTCCGGTGCGGTACGCCACTGCCGTTTCGTCATTGGCAGTTCCTACGGTAACATCTTCAGCCAGCACACAGTTAGCTGTCAGTGTCTCATTTGATACGGCTGTCGTTCCGAGTATCACATATTTGCCGTCGCCGGCAGTACCGGTAGACAGCGCCAGCACAGTGCCGCGTTTGTAAGTGGTTTCTGCAGATCCTTTGCGGATCACAACAGAAAACGGTTCGGCCGGAGGATATAAACCATTGATCAGGTTATCATAGCCGACGGTGCCGAGAGTTTCGTCGAGTCTCTTACTCATTTCTGTGTACCTCCTTTGCTCATGTTATAGGCGTTTACTACCGCCTGTATGTCTGCCGCGTCCTGTTCTTCCTTGGTGGCAGGTGTGCCACCGTTCGGAGCTGCGCCTACTTTGGCGGTGCCGGACGCTGCGCCGTCTGCCGTGTAGTTTGCGAGAAACTGCTGGCCGGACGCCGCGCTCTGCTGCATAACACGGAAGCAGAGCTCCTGCGCTGTGCATGGCTTGTCTCCGTACTTGGCGTCATGGACAAGCTGCTGGTCCGGAATAGAAGCGGCGATCGAGTCGATGTCCGCAAGGCGCTGCCGCTCTGCAGTTACGGCGTCGGTTGTCCGGGTCTGTGCTTCATTTCTGACTTCCTGTTCAATCTGGTTTACCAGATCCGGCTCCTGCGCCCTTAATTCTTCAAGTGTCATGTGGTTTTTACCTCCTTCTGTATTTGTTTTGGCCTTGTTGATTGGCCGTTTATTTAACGCCGGCCGCTGCGCCGGCGAAGCACTTCTCCGGGTTGGTATAGATCCCGGTACATTGTGCAATCCTTCAATGTTGTGGCTCACACCGTTGACATAGAGGATTTTCCGATCTGAGCTCATGCTCATGTCTGGTTCTTTCTCGTCCTCCTTTAAGGTGTCCGCGAAGCCTTTGTCGAGAGCTTCCCGGCCGGTCATCCATGTTTCTTTTGTCATCATGCTGCGCAATGAATCAACGCCAAGACCGGTCTTTTCGTCATAGATTTCAGCGACAGCTCTCTCGCTGGCATCCATCCCTTTAATGAGCTGCTTCATGTCCTGGATATTCAGACTGTCCCAGAGCATTACGCTGACACCGTGGATCATGATGAGGGATCCAGGGTAGACGGTGACTGTGTTTCCGGCACACATAATCACACTGGCCGCACTGGCAGCGATTCCTTCCACGATAACATTCACGTCGCCGCTGAGCGCTTTCAGTGCGTTGTGGATTGCAATTCCGGTATACAGGTCACCTCCGCAGCTATTAAGTTTTACGGTGATGTGGGCTTTATCTTTGACGGCCGCCAGGTCTTCCATGAATCCTTCCGGTGTGATATAAAGTCCCGGTTCCGGTTCCCCTGACCACCAGTCAATCGGCTGCTGGCTCATAACGTCGCCGTAGAGTGTAATCTCTCCCTCGTCTTCGCTGATGCTTGCCACATTCCAGAATTTTGTCGCTGCGACTGTAGGGTCCGCTGCCGGCGCCGGCCCCATATAAAGCGTGTGGGTTTTACTCATTTTTTTCTCCTTCCTGCATGGATTTTATGGATTCTTTTATAGCTTCATTTATGACCATGCTCCTGAATGCCTGTATTCCTTTTCTCCTTGCATTGTCTGGGTTGTGTGGATTGTTGTCTTCTTCTCCGGTTTTGGCACCTTCCTGCGTCTGCGCCGGTTCTGTGCCGCTTCCTGACTGGTGCGGATCCGGAGATTGTCCGTTGAGCTTTTCATTTTCACGCTGGAGCTGTTCAACGTTGGCATCCCACTGTCCGCCATTGAGGCGGATCGTGCTTTGCTCATGGGTGGAATATCCTTCGCTGCAGGCAAGTATTTCGGCAGTGATTTCTTTCACCGGATCCAGCTGCCCCTGTGACGGCCCCAGCCATTCGCTGCCGAGGTACGCTGCCCGAATTGTTGGATTATCAAAAAAACCCGGGGCGTAAATTCGTCCTCGGGCGACTGCTTCGCTCATCCATATTTCATAGATGGGCCTGCAGAAATCATCTGCCAGCCATTCCCGGCGCATCCGGAACGCTTTCCACGCTTCCAAAAGGGCGGCGCGGCTTGCAGAGTATGAGCTATTAAATTGTTTCAGGAGGAGATCGGCCGGTATTTCCAGGGCTGCGCCAACCTGGGCGCTGATAGCGTCCATGAAGGCATCAAAACCGCTATTTGGGTGCGTTGGATTTGCAAACTCTACGTCTTCGCCAGGTTCCATGATGTTTACCTGCCCAGGCCCCATGCTATAGTCGTTTGGCCCACGTGGTTCCTCCGGTACGTCCGGCCCCGCCGGTCCCGTTTCGTTGAACGGATTCTCGTCTGTAGGCGCAGCTGTCTTTATGAATGCGGTGAAAAATGATTCAATGACCGCTGCCATGAGCTCCGATTCTGTATACCTTCGCATCTGCAGCAGTGGTTCAATAACCTGCGCCAGATAACTTACTCCACGGTACTGATCCGGCCGTTCTGAATCCATCACATGAATAATATTCGGAAGGCCGGTGTGTTCCTGGTATGCCAAAACCCGTGTCCATTCTGTCACGGGCGCGCCGATCTCGAACGGATAGTTGCTCCGTATGTGGTAGGCGACTATCATACCGCTGCTGTCAACTTCCACGCCGTCATAAATAAGATTTCCATTCTCCGGATTCTTTCCGGTGGTATATGTGATCGCTGTGCCGGTTCCGTTGGCTACGGGAGTTGCAATTCTGTCGGATTCGATCAAATGTATCCGCAGCGAATAGGGTAGCAGGAGAGTAGGAGAGTACTGTTTGATGATTCCTATACAATCTCCTGACAGCAGCCACGATATGAGCGTCAGCTGCTGGAGCCCGTAAAAATTATTCATGCCTGTGGCATCGCAGGCACGTTTATCCCCTGCCCAAAGATTAAACTCCCTCTCTGTGTCTTTCTGCCATTTTTCTGCCTGTTCCGGGGACAGTCCCAGTACTTCCCGGTCAATTCGGCTTTTGAGTCTCAGCCCGACGCCGACTACGTTTGTACGGTTTGTTTTTACCGCCGATGTAGCAATGGGGGCGGCCATGTATAGCATCCGGGACCGCTGCCTGAGAGTAAAGTTATTAAAATCAATATCCTCGTGAGCAGATCCGCTCGGTGCATTGAATCCTTTTACTGCCCGTTTTCTCCAGCTGGCGCCGGCCTCTCCGTATCCCTTGTTATGGGGGCGCGCGCTGGCAGGCAGATACATTCCTGTTTTTCTGTCGTACTTGATTTTTCTCACCTTCTTTCATATTTTTCCCTTTACCAGTCGCGAGGTATGACGCCCAGCGCTTTACGTGGCGCCCGCCCCTCCAGTTCAGCCTCCAGCTCCCTGATCCGGGCGCGGAGTTTCTCGATCATGTCCTGTATGTCCTTCAGGGCCGTACTGTAATACTGAATATTCCGGGAACCGATTCCATAGCTTTGCACGCCGTTTTTGGCAAGCATGTCGGCTTCGCGGTCCAGATATAAATTAAGACGCCTTTTGGCATCTTCTAATTCCTGCTGTATGATGGTTTTGCTTCTTGGCATGTCTCCTCCTTACCAATCATCAAATATGTTCTGTTTTTTTCTGCTGTGCTTTCTTACCGTAGCTTTTGGCTTTGGTTTGTCAGGAAGGTTTTTCAATCGCCGTTCGACGGCTTCCATGTCGGGGTTTAGGATCCGGAAGCCAGCAAGGGCATAGTTCCTGCAATCCAGTGCCTCATTTCGTTCGTGTCCGGGAATTTTCACCCATGACCATTTATTCCCGCTTTTGGTGCGTGACATCTCGAGACGCTCCGATAACAGTCCGTTGAAATAATAGGAATCATATCCATAATATTCTCCACGAGGGAAGTGGCAGTATTTTGCTCCCGGCTCCTGAACTTTGACATTTGACATGATGATTTCTTTCCCGGCATCAACGCCAAGAACGTACAGCCAACAGGTTATTTTTTTATTTGCACGGGTAGCGACCTTGGTTGGCGGCCGAATAAACGGTATCCCATCGCCGCCTTTTCCTTTAATGGCAAAAACCCGTTGATTCTGCCGCTGCCGGCATCTCTGATACACTTCTTGCGTATAACCGCCTCCGGAGTCTACACAGGTGATTGAAATGCGAAGCCCCCGTTTGCTGTCTTTGAAATAATAAACATGATTAACTACATCATCGAGTTGCTGCCATACATCGTCGGTGTCTGGCTTTCCCATGATGTAGCCTTTTTTTATGCCCCATGTTTCTCCGTAATGTCCGTGTCCGACGACTTCGTATTCTAAACGGTTGCCCTGCGTATCGACTCCGCAGGTAAGGACCAGAACGCCTTCTGGAAGTTCCACTGGCGTTCCATTGGTATTGGTGCCGTAATCCTCCCGCCGGGCCATCATGGTATCCTCGTCGACAAGATCGCCGCGGTCTTCCCACAGTTCGCCAAGCATTGTGTTGAATACAACTTTTAATTTCTGCGGATCGTCTTTGGCCTGCAAAAATTCAAGGACAATTTTCTTCCATGGTGTCCAGGGAGAGGAGAAGGCGTTGAGCCAGAAGGAACGCACGCCGGCGTTATAGGCGTCCGGATTTTCCGCAATCCACTTAGCAGGCTGGCGCCTCATGGTTTCTTCGGGTACGGCGCATCCGCAATGCGGGCAGGCCCACGAGATAGCTCCGTCTACACTGTATACCTTTTTCCCGCGCACCTTTTTGACAGTATGCTGATAATGAATCCGGTCAAATGTAATCTCACCATACTCGCCGCACTCCGGGCATTTATGGCACCATCGTTCCTGTGTTCCTCTGTAGTAACTGTTTTCGATGTTGGAAAATCCCTTTATGGTCGGCGTCGATACTTCTACCGCCTTGGCATTGTAGAATGTGGTCTGTCTGGCTTTGGCCAACGCCCACGGATCACCTTCAGTTCCGGCGCTGATCGCCCAACGGTCTCGCTCATCTCCGATGATATATCTGGCCGGCGTCGATGCCAGGGCGGATGCACTGTTGGATCCTGTGATGGTCAACATGCCTCCCGGGAATGATTTTTGGAGGATTGTATTTCCTGAATCTCTGGTTTTAATGTCGGATACCTTTTCTTTCAGAACCTTGCTGTCGCGAATCATTGGCGCTATACGAAGCCTTGAAAATTTTCTGGCATCATCCAGCGTCGGCTGAATGAAGAGAATGGAACCGGGGTCCTGGTCAATGATATATCCAATAATATTTAGTTCCAGTTCTGATTTTCCAACCTGCGACGCAGCCACCATGACGATTTCGCGTACTTTTGGATCCGTGAATGATTCCATCGGTTCTTTTAGATATGGTGTCCGTGCAGTCCTCCACGGCCCGGCTTCTGCGGATGTTTCCGGCGATAACCTTCGATGTTTGTCAGCCCATTCGGCCACTGTCAAATCTTCCGGCGGTTGAAAATGCTGTACGGCTTTTCTTATGGCCGCATTTAATTTGCTGACAGATTTTCTACTCGTCTGCCTCTTCATCGGCAGTATCTTCCCATCCTTCACGGTCCCTTACTTTCCGCCGGTATGATTCGGGATCATATTCATAACCTGCAAGCTCATTGAGGATTTTGTGGCACTCGGAACGAATGATTGCTGACGCTTCTGCGGCGCTGCCTGCCTGTGTAACATCCATGGCAAGGCGCCCGGGCAGGGCCATAATCATGCTTCGGACCGTATAGACGAGATTATTTGTCATGTCTTCCACGTCTTCGCTGCGATGCATCTTTCCTTCCAGTTCCCGGAGCTTCATTTTTTCAATTTTTGCCTTGCTTTGTTTTAGATCGGCTTCTGCCCGCAGCTTATCGGCTTCGGCTTTCACCACGTCCACGGCTTTTTCCCGCCCGGTGGCGCGATCCCGCAGATACCGGATGTATGCTTTGATTGTCGGCAGCAAATCAAAACGGTAAGGGCGGAGCGATGCCGCGGGAATAATTCCTTCTTTTGCCAACTGCTGCACTCGCCGTACATCCAGATCAAAAAGTTTGGCTATAACTTCTGTGCTCTGCAAATTTTGATTCTTTTTTTCATCCATCGCCCCACCTCCTTCCTGCTTATTTTGCGAAACGAAAAGGCCTGAAAAAAATTTTCAAAATCTAGCCGTGCTTTGGGCTCGCCAGCACCGCAGGCCTATTTCAGCTTTCACAGTACCTTTTCCATATCTTCGTTTGGTTATCGCTGTTTTTTTGTCACTTCATTGCTCGTTCTATGTGGTGTTTAAATCTTTTGCTTATATTTTCGTTGATTGTCTCATTAATCGTCTCGCGAGCTCTTCCGTCAATCATCTGAGGGACGGACAGAGTGCGTATTGCCTCGATAGGTGAACGTCCATCTCCAGTTCGCTGATACGGAAGTATAACTCCGCCTTGCCCAGCTGTCAGGAATGTATCGCTGCCCATGGCTACACGCTGTCCTTTAATTATGGTTGCCTTGATGGTATACTTTCGTGGCGGCCTGTTCATAGCTACAGGAGATCCGTCGGCTATCAGTTGCCCTGGTATTCGAATCGGTTTCTTTTGCTGTTTATCCGGCCGATTTTTTGGGCTCATTTTAAAATGAATCGGTGTCAGTGTCCTTCCCTTATACTCCAGCGTCGCGCCGTCAACAGATATTCCAGCAACATGAATTGAAGTCTTTCCACGCTTTGGCTTTTGGGCCGCGTCCTTTATTGCTGCGGTATCTACTCCGTAGTGCTCTCGGATTCCTTTTGATACCCATCCAGGAGCTCTACTTGCATAATCTGATACCGTATTCTCGATTGCTTTTTTACTTCCTTCACTTAATTTGTTGAATTTTTTTATAGCACTATTAGACATTGTGAAGGATACAGAGAGGCTTCCACGATGATATTTTCTTTTCCCAGCTTTAAATATATCGCTCACGTTTTTCCTCCTTTCCGAAATAGAAAAACCGCCCGGAATATTTTTCTTCCAGACGGTTATCGCTATTATAATCTACCACATTTCTTTTATCCCTTTCAATCCCTTTTTATCCCTTTTTGTCCCTTTTTATCCCTGGTGGATACGATAGAAGGATAGAAGAGGAGAGAAGCATCCTCCCGCTGCCTATGCCTCCATCTGTTTCTGTATGCGCGTCAGGGTCTGCAGCGCTGATCCATGGATTTTGAATATACGTTTCATATATTTATCCACTTTATCTATGTAGTCAGGGTTGGAAGAGTAGAGTGCATCGCATATAGGCCGCCATTTCGCGTTATCAAAATATCTCATCTCTATAACAGTTTGCTCGTCTGGGTCTTGCATTCCCTTGACCAGGCGCTCCAGTTCTTTGCGTTCCTCACATTCCCGTCGTGTCATGTCTTTGATTTCTGATTTCAATTCTTCTTTTTGGACAATCTGCCGTTCAGTTTTACTGCATCCATCGCCGCTGCTTCCCGGCATTCCGGAAAGATTCGGAGAAGAAGGGGAACCTGTGATTGATTCCAGATAAACCAGTCGTTCTATCTTATTGTCGAGCCGGCGCTGCAGGGCTGCATAATTTTGCAGCCGTTGTTTTATTGTGTCGGTTTCTTTCGCCTGTTTTTTGTGTTCCATGGGCTCCGCCTCCCTCTTATTCTCATTTACTTAAAAATCCCTTCAAATACCTCGCTGGGCTGTTCGACTCCTTTTCTTATAAGCCGAATCTCGGTTGTTTCCCCGGTGGTTTTTATGTAACGCTTCACGATTGTGTCCACAAATACAGGCTCCATTTCCATGAGAAACGCCTGCTGCCCGATGCTCTCGGCTGCAATCAGGCTTGTGCCGGATCCTCCGAAGGTGTCGAGGACGCCCTCAGCCCACCGGGTGTTGTCCAGCAATTTCTCCAGTATTTCGACGGGTTTCTGCGTCGGGTGCAGCTCATTTCCGGAACGTGTAGCCTCCAGCACGTTGCCGTAGCCTTTGTGATTGTCCCATTTCGGTTTGGTTCTATGTGCGAACATGATAAGTTCATGCTGTGTTCTCCAGCCGCTACCCATTCCGATAGCTTTTTTATTCCATACAATCATATTTCTGACGCCCAGCCCGGAACTTTCCACAATATCAAAGAGGTAGTTCCACATTCTCCAGTCCGTAAAGATGTAGGCCACAAGTCCGTCAAAATTTTGGAGCACTTCGCGCATAAGTGCCTGATACCCACGTGTACTGAGCGTGTCGTTTGCTATAGTAACGGCCTTTCCGTCTTTTCTCTTTGTTCCTATGCTCCCGGAGGTTCGTCCACACTCCTGAAATCCTCCGGAACAGTATGGCGGATCAGTGAGCAGGATCTCCGGGTGAGCTCCGTTGAGCAGCAGATCCATGTCTGCACGATTTGTACAGCTTCCGCACATAACACGGTGGCGCCCGATAATCCAGAGGTCGCCTTTCTGAGATATGATAGTCTCTGCTTTTGGCGTTTCCGGTATGTCGTCGGGCTCACTGAGGTCATTGTGAAGAGCTTCGGACAGGGCAGCGACGAGGCTTTGCACCTCGCCCTCCGTGTATCCAGTCAGTTCCATGGGAATCTCTCCGGTGTCTATGTCTGCGAAAATATCAGCCAGCAGTTTATTGTCTGTCTCAGCCAGCTCTGCGATCCGGTTGTCTGCTACCAGATCGGCGTATTCCTCCGCTTCGTTGGTGTAGTTCTGGTAGTCTACGGGTGCCTGCTTCATGCCTTCCAGAAGGGCGGCAGAAAGGCGTCCGTGACCTTTCACAATAAAGCCGGAACGTTTGCTGACTGTAATCGGCTGCCGCCACCCGGTTTGCCGGATAATGCGGCCAAGTATTTGGATTTGGGTGTCTGGGTGCTGATTCGGATTTTTCGGGTTTGGCACCAGGGCTGTTATGTCTACAATTGCATCGTGGGCACAAAATACAGGTACTCCATCAGCATATGCTTTTGGCTCTGCATTTGTTTTATATTCTGTTTTATTCATTCTTGTATCGCTCCCTCAACCATTCTTTTTGTGATTTGCCTTCTCAGCCGATTGTCAGTCGCTCCGTTTTCCCGCCTTACCCCGTATTGTGCAGCGAGTATATCAATTGCCTTCCATGCCGCTTCCGGCGGCATCCATGAGCGAACTGCTGCTTCCTGGCGTTCTATACATTTCTTGGCGTTCTTATAATTTTTTAATTGCTGTACTGGTCTGAACATTTATTTTCTCCTTCTCTGCTCACGATTTTTCTTCGGTTGTGTTCGTTTCGTGGGGTATGATGCCAGCAAATCATCGGCAATCGCACATTCCGTGCAAAGGAACGATACTCCTTGTGTCCGCTTGAGCGTATCAGCAATCGGCATTTTCCAGCATTTCTGTCCGCACTTCGGGCAGCTTATCGGCGTCCAGTCCGGGTGTTTGGCCTGTGTGTCCCCGTTCAGGTTTTTGTCCAGCGGGAGACAAAGAACGCCTCCTTTGTCAGTAGGTTTTCTAGGTGATAATTCCATTATGTTGTCCCCTTTCTTTTTCGTATGTCTACGGCCAGTTGAGCAGCCAGAATCCCGCTTTGTGTCAGTTCCGGGTTTTGGAATCTATATTTTTTCCGGTTCAACTCCAGATTCACATCGCAGGTTATGAGAGCGAGATTATCAATGGATACGTTGTCTTTGTTGCCGTCCAGGTATGTTACGATTTTCCCTTCCGGAATTTTCCCTTTCTCCCTTTCGTATACGAGCCTGGCTTCCAGTTCCCATTGATCCGGTTCTCCGATTTTTCTTACGAGATACCCATCTGTCGTATGTCTGAGTGTCCCAACCTCCATATGGTTGTGCGGAATATGTCCTTTTTTAAACTGTGTTTTTTGACTATTCGGATGTGACAGCATCTTTTTCCCTTTAGTGGCAGGTATGTGCCCTTTTTCAAATCGTCCTGTTAAACCAGAACTTATCTTATGGTTCCTTTTGAAATTTCTCATCTGTACGGCTGTTACAGAGGTTCCGAATAATTCGTTGCATCGGTCAGCCATTTCCTGGTTTCCGACTCCTCTGGCGTTTTCTTTTACATATTCCATCATTTCCTGCGGAAATTTTGTTGTAGTGCCTTTCCGTACCCCTGGCGTTGTCCCGCTTTTAATGCTATGATTTCCTTTATAGGCTTTTACTTTTGATTCAGTGAAATAAAATCCAGAATCATTGAAACGGTCATTTAACATAGCGGTAAGCTCTCGTGTGGTCCTTCCTTTCACATTGCTTTCTATAAATTTTTTTATTTCATCAGGATATCTTTTCATTATTTCACTTCCAGCATAGATGGTATATGGCGGTCCGTTTGACTTCCGTATCCGTACTCGTCCATATGTTTGATGGCCTTTAACTGCACATCTGCATTTTCGATGATTGTGTCCGCTATTTTTGTTATGGCTGCGCAACGCTTGATCTCTGCGTCCAGCGCTTCACCTGTCAGCTCTTCATCATTGATTCTTTCTAATGCTTCAAACAGGTGATTATTAAGATCAGTCAATGTATTTTTCATGGTTCCTTCCTTTCTGCCTCCAAGGTAATGCCTTCCAATAATTTCAATATACCGTTTTGGTATTGTATCCGGTACGGCTCCAGCTCGCAGAGTTTCATATGTTTGTGTCCATATAGCTGTTTCATGTTTTTCCATACCTTCCATGGTACCCGGAAGAAATGATCTAATCCGATATTTACCATGACGAAGGCGGCAGCCCCCAACCGGTCATGTTCTTCCAGGCTGTCTTGTTGCTCCCGGGTGAGCCTTTCAAAGTCTATTTGCTCTTTATTTGTGTGCTTTGCTTCGAATACGACGGCGCGGCCGCCGATGAGTGTCCCTTTGAAGTCTGGCTGTCCTGCTTTTGTGTAGCAGGCGAGGAACTGTCCCTGTCGGTTTGGTGCGCGCAGCGGGCGCATTGGTTCCGGTGTTTTCTCCACGAATGCGAGTCCTTTGTGTTTGTACCAAGCTAAGCTGGAGGAGATAAGGTTTTCAAAATATTCTCCTTCCCGGCGGCTTTGCTTGCCGCGCTGGCTGCGAATTGTATTGCGGATGGCGGCAGCAGCGGTCGGATCAGGGTATCCCTGGCCATTTCTCCCTGGTATGTATTCCCAGCTCATGATAAATACTCCGTTTTATATAATGTTTTCAGATCCTCATACTGTCTTAGGATTCCTTCGTGGATTTGGATCAGAAGCTTTATATCCGCTGCCGTGTATGCCTTTCCATTGATCTTCACTGCGCCGAAGTCATCAATGGTCCCCGCCGGCGCTGGCGGGAATTCTGCATACGGCAGAAGATCATCAGCTTTTAACCATGTTTCTGATCCAGATGCTGTTTTTACTTTGCAGTCGCCGTTGATTTCTTTTTCTACGTTTACCAAAACAAATGCTTTCTTCATTTTCCTTCACCTCTCCCTTGTTTTCACATATCCAGCATATTTGTCTTCCTTCCGGAATGATCTCTCCGCAACACACGCATCGATTATCCGTTTTTATCGCCTTCCTTTCTTCATAAAGTTCTGCAGCATTCGGTCTTTCCATTTCTGCCGTTCTTCCCAACTCCCCCATTCCAGCCGACAGCCGCATTCAAAACAGAATTTCATATAATCCCTTACTATGTTCTCGCATTTTGAACACTGTCCTACTCGGTATCCTACAGGATGGTATATCTCAAGCGGCTTTACTTTTACCGGTGTATCCCGCCGCCGCAGCTTGGCCACCTCCCGGTACTTCTCTGAGTACAAGCGGTCAAGCTCCCGAATCCGTTCCGGAGTGAGGCCAGTGCCCTCGTACTCCCCTAAACGTGTGAAACATTCCTGTATCACACAATTTTTACAATCTGATTCGCAAACACTATCACACGGTTCGCAATCATCTGCTCTTCCGAAACGATCTATTGTGCATGTTTTCTTTGGCACGAACATTTCCTCATACTTTACCATTAATCTTTCCATAGTCATTCCTCCTCTGAACGATTATCCTGTGTAATCCTCAAATTTTTTACATGCCATAAATGCATATCTGCTATTTACCCATCTCTGTACCCGAACAAGAGTATCCTTCTTTTTTCTCTTATATTTGTCGTATATCATTACATACGGGCTGTATCCCAAATCCCTCAAAGCATAAATTCTTTCCAAATCCTGTTCTATCGTGGTGTTATATCCGGTAAGTACATAAACCGTCATTTTTCGATAATCCCAGCCGGTCAGTTCTTTAAACATTCTGAATTTGGGAATAATCTTATTTTTATCCTCGTACCGGTCCCAGGCGAAATGAATATTTTTAACTTTGATGCGCTTTATCATTTCAGCTTTTTTATCCGTCATGAGCCGTATGTCCACGCCCTGCGAAAAATCTACCCAAGCATTAGAATCAATCAACTGTTGCAAAATATCTTCCCATTCTGGGCAGGCTATTGTGTTTGGATCAAGAAGAACAATATTTTTCTGACCGTGCCAAAACTCCGACAGATCAGCGACTTTCTGGCTTCTGCGGCCCTCCTTTTTGCCCACGATACAAAATCCACAACCTCTCGGGCAGCCACGGCTTAAAAAACCGTAAGCTGTGTCCTTTGTACGCTCCGGATATAGGCTATAATCCGGGTAAACGTGTTCAATCTCCGGAGGCAGTGGCTGTCCGCCATCTGGATAGTAATACCCTGTTCCTCCACGGATAATCTCGCTCGCATTTACTGGGTGCAGATAATCCGGTGTAAACGTAAACACTTTGCTCATGTATACCTTATCGTATGGATATTTCCAGGCCAGTAGCGGATTATACCACTCTACGTCATCACCGTTTCTTTTGTGATACGCAGATAATTTCATCAATGGCAGATTAAGAAAATTATGTCCATCTACATCAATCAGTCCAATTTTCATACAATCCCTCCCGGAAACTTTTCCAGGTAATCCGCCAGTTCTTTATAATTCTCATCCCTTCGTGGATGTACTTTCAGCGCCATGATGTTGTTTCTCCACATGATCGTTCCATCTTTCATGATGAATGGTCCATCCGGCAGGGTTTCCCCCTGATTTTTATCTATTTTGGATGGATCTATCAGCTTCAAGATATCCTCATAGATTGGATAGATATTTCTTTCATCATCCTGCAGGAGCCTTACGCGTTCATCCTGCGACGTTGTGAGGGTGATCCGGCTGATACCAACAAAATCAGTGTCTATATTCTGGATATCAACGTCTTTCAGAGCGAAGCTTCCCTGATTTCCTGTTTTGGATATATTGGCGCCGGTTCCTTCTTTCGGGAGCTCTCCGGTAAATTCGATGATCGCGGCAAGGTTTTCTTTGTTGATTTTCCCATTCTTGACAGCTATCATCCAATATGCCCCGGCTATGCGTGTGTCAGAGTCAGAGCAGAATACTTCGATGCCTCCGGAATTATATTTTTCTTTCAACATTTTTTTTGAACTGAGTCGTTTTTAAAAACATTTTGATACCTCCATTCTTTTTTAGTTATCCACATATTTATCCACATTTTATCCACATCCCTCCTTTTTTGGTTGTGTCCGCCTCATCCTGATCTGGATGTAGAATTGTGCGTTGCAATCATTGAAGTAGACGCTGCTGTGAGAGTATGTATATCCGTCATATCGCCGTATTCCGCTGCGCAGTCTGGCGTTATTCACATATTGTTCGATGTAATCTCTGTCCCGTACCATTCTCCGGATATCTCTTGCTTTTGTCTGATGATGCTTCTTCTCAGGAGGCCGCTCCAGGTTTTTACTTCCACTCCAACGCTTCTTATACTTCCGCCGGCGGGTGTCAGCTTTTTCTTTGGCGGTGTAGAATGCAGCGCCCTGGATTCCATCTTCATCCTTTTCGATCCGCCGGCATTCATTTCGGCCGCCATGCTTCCATGTCTTCATGACTGTTTCCAGGTCGAGGAGACTGTCCATGAATAAATGGTGATGGATCCGCACTACCTCGCCGTCTTCACTGACTTCCTCTGTGACATACAGATATTTTGCGTTTGGGATTCCCCGCCGGCGCCGCTTTCCATTTATATTTCGAATAAATTTCTGCATGTTTTCGAGGGCTTCATCCATCCCGGAAGGTTCCCTGGTATAGGTCAGGGTGATCCAGAAATCTCCGTTATGAAAATTATGCTCGCATAACCTCCAGAACTTTTTCCTGCTGTTTTTTCCATTCAGCTTCTTTTGCATTTCCTGCTGTTTCTTTTTGTCTATAGGCTGAATCCCCATCGCTTTAGATTGTTTCCGGGTAAACTCCGGGTAGATTTCTATTTCCAACTGATCTCCGGAATATATTTCTTTTGTAGCGTAGATCCCCTTGACTTTCCCGTCCAGCAGAAGGCGCTGTATGAGATATTCATCCCAGTCTTCCAGACTTTGGGTGTATGAGGACTCATAATCATAGTCTATGTAACGTGCCCTCGTTCGCCTTCCTTTTTTTATTCTTCTGGAGAGATATGATGAACTGTTACTATTAATTACAAGCCCTTCATTGTTCTCTGTTTTTCCTGTTTTCACCATTTTTTTCATTGCACGACCTCAAAACTATTGATTTTATTCTCCGCAGATAGTACAATGTAAATGGTTTTGTTTTGACTATCTACAGTCACGCGGGGGATGCGTTTTATTTTCGCATCCCCTGTTTTTATCTATCAGCTTCGCCGGCGAAGAATGTTCGATTTGCCCTTACCTCCACGGTCTTGTGGTTTTTCCCTTCTTCATCGGTCCATTTCCTTGCAGTGATCCTTCCTTCTACAACGATTTGTTGGCCTTTGGAAAGGTATTTGCTGCAAAACTCCGCTGCTTTATCCCAACATACGACAGGAATAAAATCCGGAGGAGTGTCTTTATTTTTGCTCGGCGCCTGCACCGCCAGATCAAATCGGGCAACCGGCACCCCGTCGGCTGTGTATCTGATTTCTGGATTCTGGGCCAGTCGACCCAGGAGCCCGACATGGTTATACATTTTGTTGTTCCCCTTTCTTTTCTTCATCTAAGTATCTGCATATATTGTCATATTGAGTTCTGGTCATCATATGAGGATCCGCTTGTCCATACTGATTTCTTATCATTTCATTTATTGATTCTTTCTGATATCCTGCGTCTTCCCCTTTTCTGTACATTCTATTCAACTGCGCATCGGTGAGAGGATTCCTGGCGGTTCCACGTTGCCCGGATCCGTTAATTTCAGGATCTTCCTTTTTCTTCGGATGTTCGCTTTTTTCTTCTGTGTCTGTTTTCTCAGATTTATTTGATTTTGTTATCTGAATAAAAAACTTTTTGGAAAGATAATCCATCATACATGATTCCCATGCCTGGCTTTTTGCTGCATCCGGCCCCGATCGACTGATTCCTATAGCATGTATATAGGATTCTGCGGTATCTTTTGGTCTTCCGGCATTGATCCATACAATGTTTAAAATAGATTCATATATCCAGATCATGTGTTTTTCCCCTGGATCGTTTAATGTGCGTATTCCGTAATATTCCGATTCACTGACTTTTTCATTCCTTATGTATTCTTCCTCGATTATTTCAAAATCAATTCCGACAGAGCACATGGCAGGGAGTAGTATCCGGTATATGCCATTCAACGATTTAAAAGTGGTGTTTTGGCTTTTGGATATGTGTTTCCTTATTTCTACGAACTTTTGCTGAAGGTTCAATGTTTTATTGGGTTCATCTCTTTTCGGCTCTTTGATTTTTTCTTTTTCGTCAGTCATCATCTACGCTCCATATTTTTTTGTTCCAATGGTGATTTGGGTAGTTACCGTGATTGTGTGTCCGGCAAGTTCCGTAAGGGATTCCGGTAAATGATCGGGGCATGAAGTTTCAATCTTCGGTGCCGGATCCAGATTATCAGATTCGCCAGAGTACCGGACAAAAGCGGAGCGGAAGCCGATGCCCGTGTCGGAGCTGGAACGGGAGTAGTTGCCGTTGAGGTAGAACACGCCCGCGTTCGTGCCGCTGTTCCAGCAGCCCCCGCGAAACACGCAGCGCTCGCCGTTGGTGTCCAGGAAGAAATATTCTTCACTTTCATATCCGGTCGCAGGATAGAGTCCGAGCTCGATCAACTTATCCGGGACATCCATATCTTCACGCTCATAGAGTCCGCAGAAAGGAACGCAATCGTAATCTTTTTCTTCTGGCGCGGTCGGCTGGAGCATGATGTTTCTGTCCTTTACATTGTAGTAAACGGGATCTCCGTCCGGTGTATATATCGGCCTCCATTCCTTCGAGTCTGGAGACTGATCCGCTCCTGCTGCGGCCCCGTTGTCTGGAATCACCTGCACCTGCCCATCTACAAAACGAACACCGCCTACATGTTCCCAGATGTTTCCGCACATATCAGATACCCCCGCTGCGGTTCCGTCATGATTCCACTGTATCGGGCCGGAACCCGCCAGTGTTTTGCCGTTGCTGTTTTGGCATATAATACCTTTCTGTTCCGGGTGGCTATGGCTTTTGCCGCTGCCAGTGTTCCCGGTCGGCATGGTGTTGTCCTCCCAACTCTGGCGGGCCAGTGCTGCCCACTCGTCGTTGGTGATAAGGTGCCAGCCGGGGCCTTTGCTTTCGCAGAGTTTGATCGCCTCATCGAAATCAACATTCACGGCCGGTTCCTGAAATGGGAGAGAGTATGGCACTCCGTCAATCAGAGTATTTGGATATTTACTGATCGCGTATTCTTTTACTTTTCTTCCTTTTAAAGTGTCCGGAAGCCCGAGTTCCTCCGGAGAGAATGTAACCATAATATCTGGCCGTCCTTTGGCATCAAAAATAATTTCATTTCTCATATTTGAATCCTTTCATTATCTTTTTTAGTTTGTTCCTGTATGTCGGGCAGCGATATCCGTACCACGGAATAGCTGCGTATTTGCTGATATTCCATTTCCGCCCGCAGTCTATACAGGTTTCATATCGTTTTTCTATGCGCCGGGCAGGAGAGCGGGAGAGCGACGTTCTTTTGTTGCCAGCTTTCCTGCGTTTTTTCCTTCCGCTGCCGCATTCGTCGGAGATTTGCGGCTTTCGCAGTCACAGCGTTCTCCGTGGTCCAGGTGCGCCCCGCAGCGTGGGCATGTTCTGTACATTTTGCTCAATGTGTCACCTCCTTTTCTGTCGTTCCTTTTTCCACCGTTCAAAGTCGGCCTGCACGGCCGGGTCTTCAAACATCCGGTTGATGCAGCCGATCAGCGTCCTGCACATGGCGTCGGACTGGTGGGCCGGTATGGCGTCGGCATCTATATGTACGGTTTTCGGTGTTCTTGTGAGTACGCTTTTCAATGCTGCACCTCCTTTCTGGTGGTTTTTCTTTCCTTTGCTTCCGCTCCCTGATATACTTATTTCATCAATCTTGGCGGGTTGAAATAATAATAGAAGGGAGGGAAGAGGGATGCCTGGTAAATATTTTGTTTACGAAGATTCTCAGTCATTAGAGCTGCCTGAATTGGTCACTCGTGACAGTCTTGGTTATCTCGCCGTGCAGATTCTTGCGGCAAAGAATGACTTGTCTCAGGAAAATGATTATGATCATTTGATTCGTGAGCTTTACGATATTATTATCGAGCTCCAACAGGCGCATCAGCGCGTCAAACTTTAAGTTTTTAGGACAGGACTTCTTTTGCCGTTGCTTTTTTCAAGAAGTTCTGTTCTTTTTTTCTGAGATGTGTATCAAGCATGCCCATTATGCATCTGACCTGTCTATATGTCAGTCCTTCCTGTGCCAACAGGTTGATAATGTTCTGATAGATCTCATCGATTTTTCTGCGTTCCTGTTCGGTCATCGCTTTGTATCGCCTCCCTCTGCCACAAAGTCATTTGTGTCGTCTTGAATAAAATCCATTGGATTAATATCCAGTACCACACAGATACTCATGAGCTCATTGGCTCGCAAATCCCGACGCCGGCTGCGATCCCACACGCTGGCATACAGGGTGTTATAGTGAATTCCAGTTTTCCTGGAGAGTTCGGTCAGATTAATACGCTTCCTGCGCAGATAATCCCCGATGTTTTCTGTGATGTTGTTAATAATCATTTTCTGTTTCCTTTCTTAGACAATTATTTTTTATCTCCTGATAATTTTTTTGTTATTTTTATATTGTAAATATCTTCATATTGTATTAATATATTAAAAAAAGTATAAGGAGGTATTCGCATGAAAACTAGTTATTATCCACAAATTGATTCAAACATTTTCACAGATATTGACCACAAAACAATTCTTGAAATGGTCAAGATTGTCCAGGAACCCTCTTTTTCGTCAAATCTTAATAATTTGATGGCCCAGTTCGAAGAAATACAGGATGATCTTCTTGCTATGTCGGGAAATATTGCACAGCTTTTGAATCAATCGAATATTCAGGCTGTTATTTCATTAGTGAACGAACCGGATTTTATGAAAAATCTTTCTGATTCTATAGTTCAATTAAAAGCTGTATGTCAGGCACAAAGCAATGAACCGACTTCTATTAATAAGTCTGACCATGAAGAGTCCGATGATTCTGAGTACATAGAATTACCGAAACCCGTTGGTGACTTGCTTACTAGTTTTGATGAATCCATAGAAGTAGAGCGTTCTGGCCCTGATGCTATTGTTCGTATGAAACGTTTTTTTGCGAAAAAGGCATTACGTTTTATTTATGCGTTTATTATGGATGTCGCCCCTCTTTTGCAGGTATATTATTACCATGATATTGATGCTATATCTGATGCACAACAACACATGGAGATTATGCAGGAAGAGCGAAAACAAACAGAGGAAGAGCGAAAACAAACAGAGGAAGAAAGAAAACAAACGGCTATTCAACAAAAAATTTATGAGGCTATTACTGTTGATAACGTTTCTGATTTATCTTCGGAAAACTCTGATTGATTTCATGTATACTCTTCCGATATAAATACCGTAGGGCTTGCGGGGAAAAGCATCTGTTTTTCCCTGCAGGTTGTTTTATTCGCTCTCATTTGCAAAAAATGAGCAGCCATATTAAAACTAACCTGAACCTTATCTCTTTCAGTTCCTTTAATTCAGGAGAAGCATTTTCATATCCTCTTGAGCGGCATATTGTCTCAGCGATTAATATTGATATCGCCAAAACGATTGTGGATATGCTTCTAGGATTTAAAATGATTTCCATTAAACCATTCACTTTTCATCACCCCCTTTATCCCGTCTTTGCTTCGCAGATTCTCTCAGAATCCTGCTTGTCCATGGCGTCTCTGGCTTTCAAGATCTCGCAGTTGCTCAGGATGATCCGGAGCGAGATTTCGTCGAGTTGCTTCAATGTCTCTACTGTCGATGCAATCATTTTTTTCTTATCTTCGCTCAATGCTGTAATCGCCTCCTTCTATGTATGAAAATGAATAACCTGCCATCGTCAGAGCCGGGTGGTTGGTCACCGGCTGACGGCCATTTCTGACCGTTTCGGCTATTTTGCAACTGGTAAGGATTGCTTTGGTGTTCATATTGTTCAATCCTGTAATTCCGGAATGTTCTTCTTTTTCCATTCCCGATATTCTTCTTCGAGTCCGGCATCCTGAATAACCCGGAAGACAGAAGCGAACCTTTCTCTCTGCCTTTCCCGTTCTTCGTCCGTGTAATATTTTGACTTTGCCATGTTATAATAGGTTCTGAATTCTTCCTGTGTCCTGAAAAATAAGAGTTCTCTTAATTCCATTGTTTTCCCTTTCTCTGGATTTTTTAACTGACTAACATTGTCTTAAAATTACTTTGCTCGTCCTGTTTGTGACTATTATATGGTACAAACAGACTAAAGTCAAGCACAAATTGTCCTGTTTGTGACATTTTTGCTTTACTTTATTTTTTTCTCATGTTAAAATGCTTTTGAAAGGAGGTAGATCGATTGATACCTGATATTAATAAAAGATTAAGAGAGCTCAGGGAAAAAACAGGGAGAACACAAGAGGAATGGGCTAAAATAATGGGGTTATCCAGATCCGGGGTAACGTCAATTGAATCCGGGCAGCGGAATGTCACAGATAAGCATATAAAATTATTAACAGTCGAACCGATAGATGGAAAATATATAAATGAGAAGTGGCTCCGTACCGGCGAAGGAGAGATGTTCCTTCCAGTTCTGGAAGAAGACGAGATGGCTCTTTATGTATCCGAATTGTTGGAAGACGAGGGAGATAATCCGTTATACACCATCATTAAAGAAGTGATGCATACGTACAGTGAGCTGTCGCCAAAATCGCAGGAAGTTATCCGGGATGCAGCAGCGAAATTATTGGAAAATCTGAAAAACGCGGAAAGGGAAGACTAGTGCCTTCCCTTTTTTCTTTGGTGATTATTGATTAAGGTGTAGATTTTTTTTAAAAATTTTATATCAGAATCATCAATGTTATTAATCAACCTGATGATAGCATTTTTATAGTTATCCATGTGACCTCCCCTTTCCGCAAAAACAGCATCCGAAATCCCTTATCGACATTATAGAACATTTGTTCGTATTTTTCAATAAGGAATATATGAAAAACAACGCTTAGTATAATATTTATAAAAAGTATTACTTATAAATAATATAACACACTTATTTTTCTATATAACTGTAAAGTGTTGTCTGTCCGGTACTGTCGGACGCTTATTATTGTCATTTATAAGGAGAGTCGTAAAGATTAGATATTTTCGTATTGAGACCTTTGGCGATTTTCTCCATTGATCCCATTTTGGGATCAATTTTTCCGGAAGAGATATCAAATAAGGTAGATTTGCTGATCCCGGTTAGGATGGCAGCTTTTCGGTAAGAAATATGATGTTTTTTTAGATATTCGTGAAGTAATATTTTCATAAATGCATTTTTTTGTCCTTTTTTATCTATGATGTACAAATTAGTGCAATTTATGCATTACATTTATATATATCACGACAATATAAGACTACAAAATTTAATACCCCTATAATTCCTTTTGGTGTATAATAAATTCACATCTTATTCTCATTATGTAAAAATTTATTATCAGGAGGAAAGTATGGCAAAAGAAAAAACACCAAAAAAGGGCGGGGCTAAAAGGATTATTGTCATCGTCGTTGCTGTTATTATCGTGTTGGGAATTATCGGTTCGATAGGCGGCAATGATGGGTCTCAGCAAGCGGATAATTCTCAGACGACAGAAGTTGTTTCACAGACACCTGCAACAGAGGCGGATCAGGTATCAGATACACAGGAGACAACGACAGCCGCTGCAACAACGACAGAGAGCGCGGCTACCCTCGGAGAAAGTAACGCTTTGGACTCCGCTATGTCCTATCTCAATTTCATGGCTTTTTCAAAAGAGGGATTGATTCAGCAATTAGAATATGAAGGTTATTCCAACGAAGAAGCGAAGTATGCAGTGAAAAATTGTGGTGCTGACTGGAATGAACAAGCTCTTGAAAAAGCGCAGGATTATCTGGATACTGGTTCATTTTCTTATGAGGGACTGATTGATCAGTTAGAATACGAGAAATTTACAACAAAGCAGGCGACATATGGCGTAGATAATTGCGGAGCCGACTGGAACGAACAGGCTGCTAAGAAGGCCCAGAGTTATCTGGATACTGGTTCGTTTTCTCGTGAACAGTTAATTAATCAGCTGGAATACGAGAAATTTACAACTGAACAAGCTGAATATGGCGTGAGTCAGGTGGGATATTGATAATTGAAGGAAATAATATGATTGGATAAGGTGCAAGGCTCCGGCAATACTCAATTGTTCGGAGTCTTCGTTTTATCATTTTGAACTTTGGAGGGGTTTTATGGGATTATTTAATAAGTTAAAAGGAAAGATAGATATTTTGGTTGAAAAGCTTGATATTCCTCAAACCGAGTCTTCGGATATCTCTACAGAGGGTATGGATACGGATGAACTGCTTGCGCTGGCACAAAAAAGAAGGCAAAATTTCTCAGAGAAATCAAGAAATTTTGATAATGGCGAGAAAGTTCTTCCTAATGAGTTGGATACTGTTGTTGATGGAAATGTGAAAAATGCTCAAAAAAAATTATCTGATGTTGCCATAGAAAGCAAATCCCATGAAAATATAGAGGATGCTTGTTTTGAGTTCCGTGTAAAGACGTTCAGAAATTATAATGGCGAATCAGATGCCGATGAATGTGTTACAGAAATTTCGTATTTAAATGACTTGGATTTCGGCAAGCCAAAAGGCGATTTGGGCTGCTTTCTAAATTATCAAAAATATAAAGTTTGCGGAATAGACGAAGACGGTAAAACGCGTATAAAGATTCGTATAGGTGTAAATGAGGAGCGAGCTATCAAACGTGTTGAAAAAGAAGGATTACACGGGCCTTTTGAAATCGAAATTATAGAACACGATCCGCCAACAGAACGTCAACTGGCATGTTTAGAAAGAAATGGTTTTATTTGTCCTCCTGGACTTACAAAAGACGATGCATCATATATTATTGGCCGGATTATTGATGAAGATTTTGGAGTGCCTTCTCTATGGCTTGTTTCCTTGGCGCAAAGGTTAAATATAGAATTTTCCATTTTTGCAAGTTCGAAAGATTTATATGAAAGTGTTATATATGCTTCTGACATAAGGGACAGAGCAGCATTATATATTTATGCTGTATGCCAAAATTATAATAACCTCCCGTTCCGTAATATGTTTGAAAATCCTAACATCTCTCTTTTTTATAAGTTTGCTGATGCAGTTATCAATGATCCGAAACTCATTCGCTCATTAAAAAAACGTGATGCAGACGATTTTGAAAAGCCGCGTAAAGGAACAGATATCTACAAATCAGCAATGGCCTTTCTTAAGGATAACAGAGTGCTTGATTGATATTATTGGTTATGGTAATATTCAATTGCTTTGATAAGTAATTTGAAGAGCAAACATTATTTAAATATATACTCCGGCGCTCTTTGGACCCGGAGCCTTTTTATATGAATTGGCAGGTGGATAGTATGACAAAACAAAACTATGATGCACTCATTCCCGCCGTTATCTATGCCCGGTATTCCAGCAGTGGACAGCGTGAGGAGAGTATAGAGGGGCAGCTCCGGGAATGTCGGGAGTTTGCCGGTAGGAACGGTCTGACAGTTGTCGGTGAGTATGTAGATAAAGCGCTGACCGGCAGGACAGACAAACGCCCGGATTTCCAGCGGATGCTGCGGGATTCGGAGCGTGGCATTTTTAAAGCGGTAATATGCTGGAAGATGGATCGGTTTGCCCGGAACCGGTACGACTCGGCCATGTACAAATATAAACTGAAAAAGAACGGCGTCCGGATTTTTTACGCAAAGGAATCTATCCCGGACGGCCCGGAAGGAATTATTCTGGAATCTGTGATGGAAGGTTATGCGGAGTATTACAGTGAGAATCTCAGTCAGAATATCCGGCGTGGATATTATGACAGCGCCATGGAGCTGAAAACTCTTGGTCGGAAAGCTCTTGGCCTTCGGACAGGTCCGGATGGCCGTTTTGAAATCGATCCGGCCACCGCTCCGGTCGTCCGTCGGATATTTGAGGAATATGCAGCAGGGGAAAAGGCGAAAGATATATATAATCGTCTCAATGAAGAGGGGTACCGTACAATTAAGGGGAATCCGTTTAATAAAAATAGTATCCGCCGGATCCTGCAGAACGAAAAGTATGTCGGGGTTTACGAGTATAAAGATATTCGTGTGGAAGATGGCATACCGGCCATTGTAACCCGGGAGCTGTTTGATAAATGCCAGGCTATGCTGCAGCGCCATCATCGGGCGCCGGCGGCAAAGAGAGATACGTCGTTCCTTCTTACATCAAAGCTTTTCTGCGGCCATTGCGGGGAGCCGATGACCGGCGACGGCGGCACCGGCAAAAGCGGCAAGGTCTATTATTACTACACATGCAATGGCCGGCGGCAGCATAAATGCAAAAAAGAGCGGGTAGTGAAAGACTGGATTGAGCAGGTTGTGATCGAGCAGCTTGTCACTCTGGTGCATTCAGACGATTTTATCAACGAAGTGGCAGACCGGTGTATGGAATACCAGGAGAAAGAAAAGGATGACAGTGCGCTTCGTGCCCTGGAGACCTGGCAGCGAGAAAATGAAAAGGCAATCAATAATATGCTGGCGGCCATCGAAGCCGGCATCATAACGCCCAGCACGAAGACCAGACTCACAGAACTGGAAGCGGAACGGGCGCAGATCGAGAAAGGCATTGCGCAGCAGCTGATCAGCGAGCCTTCCCTTGACCGGGATCAGGTTGTCTATTTTCTTGAACGTTTCCGGAACGGCGACATCACCGATGAGAGTTACCGGGTCTTTCTCGTCGATACCTTCCTTAATTCAGTATATCTGTATGACAATAATAAATTGATACTGCTATTGAATTATAGCGGTGAGAATAGCAAAGTAACGTTGGAACTGGTTGAATCAGCCATTGACGCAAAACTGAAAAGTTCAGGTTTTGCGCCAATGACTGCACTAGCGAATAAGAATCACAGAGATGTGGTTCTTATTTTTTTTGTTCCGCGGAAATCTCCGTTTTCAGCCAAAATAAGTAGACAAGGCGTTGTGCAGGCAAAGAAGAGCGGCACAACATCCCAGAGCGGAAAGAGTCGCGGATGAAAAAAGAAACGGATCGTTTACGTGGCAAAATGGACGTCAAATTCACAGTGTCGTTATGGGATTACGGTCGAAGGACAGGAAATCCGGTATCCAAAAAGGCGGATTTGTGTTATACTTATGCCTGA